GTGTATCGCACTACTGCGCTATACACTACTATATACAAACCTTTGGGCAACTGTTCTAAAGACACCCAATCGTTTCCCCCATACAACTCTCGGGCAACTGTTTTAAAGACACCCGTTTGTTCCTCTACTCTATCTCTATTACATATATGCATATACTCCCTTACTTAGCTACAAAAACATTAATATTTCTTACTTTTAATATACTTTCTCTTGTTGAAATTATACAAAACCCTAAACATTTTATTTTACGTGCTTTTTGTTATTATATATTTTAATCTCTATTACATTATGGATACTCATTCTTTTTCCAATATTCACGGTGAACATAACCCCACCCACATTCGCCGCTCTTTTAATTTTCAAGGTACACTACATATTTGCACCCATTCTGAATTCGAACACTTTTTAGTTCTTAAATCTAAATACAATCCTGATATCATTCGTGGTCACGGAATGGGTACACTCATTCTGGACAACGACCAATTATTTTTCACTGGTGCTTCTACTTTTGTCGATGACCTACCTGGTCTCGAAACTGAAAATGAAATTATTAAGGGCTCTTTTGCCGGTGTACTCACCGACATGGGCTCTAACATCAATTTGGCTCTCAAAGTTAATCCACATTTCCGCCGCATCGCTGTCCAAGCTTCTTATACTGTAACTTGTGATGACGATAATAAATTTACTTATATTGAAATTGATTGTGCTGACCGTGAATTAATGGTTGCTGCTTGTCCGCAAGCAGATACCACTTATTCACTTTTGGACATCTCATTTGACACTAATCCACTCACCTATTCCAATGGTGCGGAAGAACAACTTGCTATCTCTTCCTCCAAACATTATTGTCCAACTTGTCGCACAACTGGTTTTGATCTCGTTAATTTTAATCGCTGTTGTTGGCATACCTGGTTTCGTTCTATTGCCGCTACTAAATCTGGAACCATTTTAATTGAACATCTAATGGTTCGCTTTGCTATTGCTATTGAAACTTTTGTCTCCAATTCTGAAAATTCACCTATGCGTAAAACTATTATTTCATCCATGAAACAAAGCTTTGCTTACTTTTTAGTCAAAAAATATATTAATGTTCCATCTGATTCCAAACCATTTTTGCTTCTTGCTATGCGCATTGTTCACACTTTAGATAATCCTCCCACATTTGACTCTAATATGGTTTCCGCCTCGCCTGGTATACTTGATTCTGTTACTACTGCTTTTTCGTCCGCTGCTGATCATTTGTCCACACTATCCGCATCTGCTGGTAGTGTCCTAAATTCTATTTCTGATGTTGTTAAAAATGCTTGTGAAAAGGTCTTTTCCTTTTTAAAAACACTTACTGCTTATGTTAGTTCTTTTGTTTCGGACTGCATGAAGAAGGTGATGGACAAAGTTTCATCCATTTTGAACACTTTGTTTAATCCCCTTCGTCTTGCACACCAAATTGCTTCCGGTCTCTATGATCGGGCCTTTAAAATTGCTATTATTATAATTTGTTGTTTTCTCGCTTCTGTTGGTTTACTATCTTTTACTATTGGTTATTCACTTGCTTGTAAAACTGCTAATATTACACAAAATGTTATGACTGCTGCTAATAATTATACTGTTCCTGGTTTGACATTAGGTCTTACTTCTTTTCTAATTGGTGGTATTGGCTCTACTACTTCTCGCGAATTAACTACTCACTTACGTACATTAACATTACTTGCTGCTGGTGGAACCGTTATAACAAATTTTGCTCACAATCTCATTTATTTGCTTCCCACTTCAATTCAATATTCTTTTATGCGTAAATACGGTTCCAAATCTATGAATGCTGAATTCGATGCCACTAATTGGACCCCTAAAGCTAATGCCCTAATTCGAGTTTCTATGCTACCTGAAATGCTTTCTTCCAAATATTATCACGAACAATTAACTATTTGCATTAATGAAGCCCATCGTTTATTACCTCTAGTTGAACCTAAAACTCGCTCCCTTATAATTGGTACTTACACAAATTTAATTAAGAAACACATGGTTACCACCGCTTTCCACAGTGGCAAGAGACAACGAACAATCCCATTTTCGTTTCATCTTGCTGGTCCTGGTGGTGTTGGTAAAAGTGTGTTTTTGTCCCGTTTGCCTAATGTCCTTGGTTTTGATACTCCTGACGTGTATTACCGACCTATGTCGAGTGATACTTGGGATGGTTATTGCAATCAAAACATGTTAATTTATGACGAATTTTTAATTGGTAATCCGAGTGATGATCGTAACAAAAACATTGCTCGTGAATATTTAACATTGGTTTCCTCTTCTGAATTCATGCCACCACTTGCTTCTGTTGATAATCCCGTAATTGGTGTAAAAGGTTCTTCTGCTACCCCCAAAATTGTAATTACTGCTAATAATACACTTTATAATCGACCTCATGTTGACCCCAATGCTTTTCAACGCCGCCGAAATTTTATTGTTGAAGTTGCTGTTAGTTCTTCTGCCAAATTTGTAGAAGGATCACGCAACGTCGATTTGACCCAATATTCACAAGATGAAGTTGATAGAATGGAATGGGCTCGGTTTAAAATTCTTCCTGGTTGTGATCCTGCTAATTCTCTCATTTCTTATCCTTGGATAAAATATGACGAATTATGCCAATTTATACAAAAACGATATGATGACCATCAAGACGTCGTCACTAAATTACTTACCAAAACACAACAAAATGAAGACTTTTCACCCGAGACTATTCTACAACGTGCCCTTGCTTCAATGAACTGCATTCCCCAAGAAGAAATTTCCATTCAAGACACTATTGGTCAATGGCTACTATCCGATTCGACCCCCCTGGTTAGTGCCTCCCATAGACGCAGTTTAAAGCCCCGCAAATCTAAATCTAAATCTAAAAATCCCACACTATCATCTACTTCTACCTCAGCTATGCAGAACTTTCAGTCGATACTCAACACATCGATCCCTACGACTTCGACTGAAAGTTCCGCTAATTCTCCCCCTGTTATTTCGCTTTCCAATTCACTAGATGATATAGTTCCATTTTCTCAAACTGACGCTTTTAAAGATATTCACGATTTGCACAACAAAATTTCTAATACAATTGATGATTCTGACACAGTTTCTTTGCCTCTTACACAATCTTCACATTTATCATTATTGCTTCCTCAGAGTGAAACTAGTTCACTCCCACCGCCACTTGCTTTTGTTGATTTTTCACCGCCTTCATCACCTCCTATTTCTCAATATGATTCTTCAAATTCTCGCCGTAATTCTATTAGTTCTGATGCTAGTTTTCAGTCCGCTAATGAAAATTTAAATTGTACAATTTCCGAAACTTTTTGCCGACGTGATGAAGAAAGCACTCATGATTATATTACTCGTATTGTATCACATTATTCACTTGCTGCACATGCCTCATATGCTCGTTTTAATCACTTATATCTTGAATATGCTTCTGAATATACTCCTAATCCACCTACATTTACTCAATTAGTAACTAATGCTTTTTCTCGTATTAAAGACGGTCTCAGTTCTGGTTTTATGACTGGCCTCACTATTTCATTTTTAATTTTCTCTGTTATTTCTATTGGCCGTTGGTTATTTGGTTCACCATCTTCTATTACATCATTTTTTATTGCTGCTTCACCTAATTCTGGTAGCAAGTCTAGATGGAACAGCTCCAAAGACAAAAAACATTGGCGTACCCCTAAATATACAAATTCTGGTATGGGTTCTGCATCCGATGCTCTAGTGGCTGCTGCTAATGGCGATCTTCCTGTTGCGACTATTACTACTTCACGTGGTAATTTCACAATGGTTGGTCTTCGTAACCACTGGCTCATGGGATTCTACCATGTCATCCCCAACGGTATTCTTGCCGACGGTGACGACATCAAAATTTCTGTTAATGGTAATATTTATTTCGAAAAATTTTCTATGAAAAATGCTGTATATTCCACTGAATTCGATCACCTATTTTATGAAATTCAATCCAAGACACATAATCAATTTCCTGATTATACGAAACGCTTTTTAACCGAAAATCAATTAGCTGAACAAAATATGGTAAACATACGCTGTACTGGTACCACCGCTACTGGTAACGGTACTGCAGTATGTATGCAACAATCTTATGGACATAATGGTGGTTCAATTACTTTAGACAATGGTTATTATTATACTGGTCACCACATAATCGGTGACTGTGGTTCTATCGCCTATATCACTTCTGGTCCCCACATTGGACGTCCACTTGGTATTTTGGTAGCTGTCAATCGTGACATGACTCCTGGTACTTTGTTTTCTCCAATATGTTCAGAATGGATTAATGATGCAATCACACCCAAATTAATTCCCCCTACACTTCCACCTAAAGCTGATATGACTAGTGCCAATGCCCCCCGCCTTGACTTTTCGACCCTTGGCCCTAACATTCAAACCATTCAAACTATTTCTAAAAATGAACAAGTTCACCTTTCCACTAAAACTAAAATTCGACCCTCTATTTTAGCTAAACACATTCCTGAATTTGTTTCTGATAAAGAACCTGCTGTTTTGTCCCATATTGATAATCGCTCCACTAATGATCCCATACACACTGCTATTCGTAATTGTTCTAATGTAAAACAAGTCGAACTTTGTCCGCAACGTTTGGCTCGTATCAAACAAACTATGTTACATAATTATAATCGTGATCTAAATTTTTCTTCTAAACAACACCTCACATTTGAAGAAGCCCTTTCTGGTATCCCTGGACGCTTATCGTCCATGACTGTCAATTCGTCTGTTGGTTATCCGAAAGTCTTTGAAAGAGTTCTACCTGGAAAACGTGATTACTTCCACTTTGATGACGACGGTAAACTTGTTTATTCTGAGTCGTTCAAGCGTGAAGTTCTCACGAAGTATGTTGAATTCTGCAAAGGCAACCCCGGCGAACATCGCTGGATCGGATATCTAAAAGATGAACTTGTCTCCCCTGCTAAAATCGAAGAAGCTCGCACTCGTGTGATCTTCTGTGGTGATATTATTAGTAATGTGGCCTGGAGAATGATCTATGGTCGTTTTCTTGAAGCTACAAATAATACTGATGATATCCCCATTGCAATTGGCTACAATCAATATTCCTGGGATATGCAATTATTTTATAATTATCTTACCTCCGCTGGAGGCTCCAAATTTATTGCTGGCGATTATAAAGCCTTCGACCAGCACATTCAAAAACCTATTCAACGAATTGCATTTGAACTCATTCACGAAATTTCCCAAGTTGATACCTCTAAAACGATGCTTGATGCCTTTTTCTCTCATCAAGCTGAATCCCCTGCTCAACTTGGCCCGTATCTATTTAAACCTGCTGCTTATCATTATTCCGGTTGCTTATTTACTTCTATAATCAATTGCCTTGTAAATGAAATATATTTCCGCTATATTTTTGACGTTGCTTATCCACTTTTAAATTTTGACACTGAATGCCGCATTATAACACACGGTGATGATCATGTATTGTGTATTTCCGATGAAATTGATTTTTATGGTCCCAAAATTCAACAATTGATGGAACTTGTTGGCCAGGTTTATACATCCGATGTAAAAACTGAACTAATAATTCCTGATTTTAAAACTTTTGATCAAATCACTTTCCTTGGTGCTCACCCTGTGTTATATCGTGGCATTTATGCTGGCGCTTGTAAGAAGACTATTATCGAACATTCTTGCATGTGGACCCGCAATTTTAACGCTACTATTATTGACGAAGTCAACTCCAGTATAGAACTCGCTTCTGTCTGGGGTGACGAATACTACAACGAAATTGTATCCAAATTTACCTCTGCTCTTAATTATAATGCTGTTCCCCTTCGTTCTTTACGCGCACTAAATTTATCACGCGACGAAGTTGCAAAAGTTGTTTGTTCCCGTACTGCTGACACAAATTCTAAATATCCAATTATGATTGCTGCCTCACACAGTTCAGGTATAACTAAATTAGTATCTGAACAAAATGCTGACCATATTTCTTCCACTGAAATTGTCCCTGTACTTGGAACTAACAACTTTAACGCTCAACAAAGTAATAATCTTGAGTACGGCACCAATTCTGTCATTCGCCGTGCTACCATTGAGTGGACTTCCACTCAAGCTGCTAACACCGTAATTAGTAATATTGAAATCCCATTTGGACTCCTTTCACTTTCTTCAACTGATAATTTACAAAATATGGCCTTCTTGCGTTACGGTTTTTCTCGCTGTGACACCGAAATTATTGCTCAAGTTAACGGAACACAATTTCAACAAGGTGGACTCATTTTATATTTCCGCCCACTACCTGGTCCTGATTCTGCTGGTCCTGTTGGTAATCTTGCCCCCGCCTATCAACATGTCTTCTTAGAACCTACAGATAGTGATACCGTCAGTATAATTATTCCATTTAATTCACCTTATAAATTTTTGAAAAACTTTTCTATTGATGACACTACATATATTCCAAATCTTGGTATT